TGCTTTCTGAGATCACTTAATAATACAGTGAGCTTGTCAATTTTTAGTATTTTTTCTTTCATCTTTTGTGGTATTGATATGGTCAAAGATAGCTATCTTTTTTATATATGCAAATACTTATCATATTTTTTTCACATTTTTTTTATTGGGGCACAAAAAAGAGTAGCCATTTCTGACTACTCTCACCTAAATTACCACATTTGATGGCTTTACGAAAAAGCTAGGTATACGGTAGAACCGTTTATCTTTTTGGCCTTTAGTATTTGACCTCTGTTTCCTTTTGCTTTGTAGCTGACATGTACCCAATCAGGCTGTGAGTCATTACCAAACTCCCATATCATCTGATCAAAGGTAATGTTTTCCTTTATATATTCAAAGATTTGTGCATTAGTTATCTTGCCATATCTGTCAGCATCAAGATCAAAAGCCTCAGCCTTGCAATGCTGCGAGCTGGCACTCCCCTTCACAGCACGATTCAAGGCACCACTTCTGTAGCCTGAGCTGATGTGAATAGGTACAGCAAAGTGCAATCTGAGAGGCTCAAATACATTCTCACATAGTAGCTTTGCAGCTGCTAGATGCTTAGGATCAGTGATAGTATTATCTATGCCTCTGCGCTTAGCAGTATCTGAATGGCAAAACTCTGCCAATGTAACGTGATCACTTAGCATCTTCCTTAGTTAGTTGTGACAATGTAGCTGTAACTGTACCAGCTGCCACCATATATCCAGCTGCTGTGACAAGTGATGCTGGCAATACCACTGGAGCAGCCACAATAGTTGCACCAATCATACCAAGTGCTACACCAATGCGCTGCACTTTCTTCCAAAACTTTGGAGTCTTAGACTGCCATCTTTCTTTTAGGCTCATATTTTAATTCTTTAGGTAATATACCAACAAGCAGATCAGGATATTTTACACCTGAATGAATGTCATTGTCTGATGTTTGAATGCGATCCTCTAGGCAATCATATAATTTAGATTCTACTCTTTCAAGTTTGCCCTCAACAGCATCAAGTCTGCTTGTGAAATAATTGAACATTAACACTAGGATGAGAGTCAATAAACCTACCATCCCATTCTTTTTGATTGCTGCTGCAATTGCAATTGGATCCATGTTAAATTATGCAGTTTTGTTCCAAATCAATATATCTTATTGAGTATGAATATGTCAGAATATATATTATTTCCTGAAGATGCATTGCCCCATTGAGCTGTTACATTTAATGCATTTGAAACTGTTGTATCAAATGTTGTATTATTTACTGTGTTAAAGCCAAACCCTTGTACAGAAGCATTGTTAGTCTTTGTATAATGAAACGAACCTAAACTTACAATAGATGCTACACCAGCAGCTCCTATAGCTCTAATAGTAAAATCAATATTTAAAGACCAAACATCATTTATAACACTACTCCCTAGATTCTGTGGACCACTATTCAAAAGAACAATAGATCCTGCTTTGACTCTAATTGTAATATTTTGATTGTTATTAGCATTCATTACACCACCAAACACAGCCCTAAAACTATCACCTACTTGAAATCCATTTGCTGGTATAGTTAATGTACCCACACCGCCATTGATAAGACTGCTTTCTGTTTATTCTTGATGAAGTCAAGTGCAGCATTATTTGATTGATTCCAATCTGATTGAATCTGAGCAGCTGGGATTGTAGGCTTGTTCTTAATGAAATCAACCTCAGTATTATCTGACTGACTCCAATCTGATTGTACTTGAGCTGTACTTGTGACGTTAATATTTGTAGTTGCCATTAGCTTAGTGTTATATTTATTGTATTATTTTCAGTTGTATTTTGTGTGAATGTTTGCTCTAGCACTCCATCAACATAGACATTGTAAGTCGTTGTCAGATCACCACAATTACCAGCTGGAGGATTCCCATTCTCAAAGTCATAGTCATCATATGGGATGGCACACCAATCTTCATTGTCAAATACTCTCAAAGATACTAGCATTGTCCATCCAGCCACCATGTCTTGACCTTGATTGATGAATGGATCTGTGCCTATCTCAGCTGTGACATCCGAAAACTCAGTCCATCTGTACTGCTGTAGTGTAGTCTTGATGTCATTGCATATCAATAAACAGTCTGAATGGACCTCATTGATTTGTCTATAGTTTGAAAGATTGTACTTGTCACAGATGGTGATCACAAAATTCACATTCACATATCCAGCACCCATCCCACTAGGCTGCAAAGTTGCCACCATCAGAGGATACTGTGCAGCATCTCTGCTTATAGCATCAAGGAAGTCACCTTGAAAAAACTCATTTATTTGTCTGTGCTGTGTTGCGATCTCTTGCAGCTCCAGCATGATTTGATTTAGAGTCTTTTCCATTTAGGTAATTTTTTAATTTGTCAATTTGTTTCTTGCTTGCAGTGAATTTTTTCATACTATCCAGCCTAAAGGTTTGTATCCAGTGTGATCCTTGTCTACCTTCTCATTGCATTCATTGTCATCACAACAAACAATGTACTCAGGATATTTGACACCATTGTCATCTTTCAAGAATCCTATCAATCTTTCTTTGTAAAAATACGCATCCTTTCTTAGCATATCTCTAAGGTGTACAGTTTCTGTATCTGTATTGGCTGTCATTGTCTCATCTGACTGGCGGCCCACCGCTTTGTTAGTTAGCTTCTCATTCAGCATTGCCGCAGCTCTGAAGTCAACAAATGCTACCAAACAAGGAATCACATAGTCATTCATAAGTGTAAGATAGTCCGCTGTCCAGGTACTTGTTTCAACCCTATGCAGCAATGCCTTGTATAAAGGTGTTCCAAGTGCTGGCTGTAAGTGCATATCTTGTGATCTCTTGATGCATACAGATAGGATCTTTGTATCTGTATTCATGTGGATCAATCCTAATTTCTTGAGATTCTCAACAGATAGTAAATAGTTCATGTCTTATTGTTTTTTAATAACTAATTGTTGCACCCAAATATGTCTGCAATATGGTGTACTTACTTGAGTCTGAGGATTGGTATACCATCCACCTCTATAGTTCCATACATTGCGATCTACTCTTGAGCTGATATTGTTGATTTCATCCCTTGTGTAAAGTCTATTCAATGACAATAGTCTAAGGCAGAAGTCTCTTGATTTAGTCAATACCTTTGGTACACCTGGTCTTTCTTTGTAAGTGTATACCACCATGAATTGATCAATAGGAGCTGGAGCTTCATCCAGCAATTGCTTTCCCAAATCAGACACCTCCCCATCAACAAGTAATTCAAAGTCAATAAGTCTCTCAGTTGACTTGGCAATCTCTTCTACACTGGCTCCAGTTGCTGATGCAATAGCTGATGCATCCTCGCCATCAATGAGCATTGATAGGATTGATTTCTCTAGTGCTGAAATATTAGCTTTGACCTCACCAATAGTTGCAAACATCATCTGTTCTTTGCTGAATACCTCATCAGATGGTGTATCCCATTCAATGATATTTGTCTTTAGGACCTTGTATTCAGATGAATCAACACCATATTCTGAGAATATTGTGATCTCATCAGCACTGAATTCATGCTTATGATCACAGCTAGATAGTGTAGTTGTTGGCAATCCTACAATCTTGCGAGCTTGTGCCTCTCCAATTGTTGGGAATGATGCCAATACTATCTGCAATGCACTATCAGCTGTCAATACTCCAGCCTTTATATTAGCCACCACCTCAACAAGTGATGCAATCTGTGCACCATTCAAGGCTGATTTAGCCACATCTACTTCAGCAGTTTCTGTTGCTCCAGTTGTATCTGTCACTGGTGTTGCTGTCACTGGTCCTGCTACTACAATTGGTCTAACATCAACTAACTTCAATGTACCAATGGCTCCTGATAGCTGTACCATGTAATTCATCAGCCATTCAATCTGCTTCTGTCTTGAATTCACATAGGTATTCTTATAGATCTCAAACAAGTCATCTGTCTCAGCTGCGTTGAATGATCCATTGGGAGCAATACCAAACAAGGATGGAGCCACCACAGAATGGGCCACAAGAATATTCTGCTGCACTGACTTCTCAGTCATGGCATATCTCTCATGTAGGTTATTACCATTCAATGGCATTACTGTAGGAGCTTCATCTGCTCCATTGCTGAATGTGATGATGATCTCACCAGCATCCTCAACAGATTGTGTACGGCCCTTGATTTGTTCTTTTATCCTTCTTTCCTCTTCAGATGTTTCAGGCTCACCTGATGCCAGGTTAATTAGTGTACCAGCCTTGAATCCATTCTGTATCTCATACATATTGAATTTAGAGATATCTACATCTGTCTGAATGGCTGTAATACCACCATAGTAAGGAGGCTTAGGATAGATTCCTTTCTCACCTCTCGCTTGCTTAGATGGCTCTTTGTAGTATAGAATGAATGATCCAGTGCGATTGTTTTCATTAAGTGCTGGATAGCTTCTGTAATTTGTCTTTTCTGCTGATTGCTGCAAAGCTGACCAGTCATCAGATACATAATACAGTCTTTCATCCTCAGTGATTCTGATAAGGTCAATATCCATGTGCTCCCATCTCACCACCTTGGTACCTTCTCTGTTCCATGTACCTATCACAGCCATTGCACCAAACACCTCAAAGTCAAAGGCCATTCTTTGAGCAATCTCATTCATGTCAAAGTCAGCAAATGGATTGGCAAGGAAAGCAGTCAGATCACCTGATACTGCCTCAAGGCCACCACCAGCAATGTAGTAGGTCTTATTCTTTATAATACCTTGATGCCAGGCACTACCTTGCAGAAGCTCAATAAGGAAGAAAGGATAATCATTCTTTTTTCCCCATTTAATGAAGCCTCTTTGAGAATCTTTCTCCTCTATTGGCAATTGATACTGCTTGCTGAATGACAAGCTGGTGATCTTACTCATATATGTTATTTAATATTGTTGTCGAAAATTCATTTGATGGTGAGTCAATCTCATACACATGTGCTCTGCCCTCTTCACATAGATTGTCAGCTAGATCAGGATCTAAATTAGTGCTAGATGTCTGCTCAAATATTCTGTATGTGTAAAAGCCAGCATATGGGAAAGTTACATCCACCAAATCCTCAATCACAAACTCATCAAATCTTGATGTGCTTGTACTGATGTTTGGCAGAATGCAAGTCACAGATTCAAAGCTCTGCTCATGCGTAAACTCAAGGAGCCAATACGGGGCTGTCAGAGTCTGATATTCCGTTACTGTCACTATCAGTGTTGATGTCTGATATCTCTCGAGTCTTAACATTTATTATTTTTATTTTAGGCTCACTATTTACAAAGATATGCAAAAGTCCTAGTTTAATATATAACTCCTCGTTGCCCTCCTCAATCACAAAAT